TGAACTTATTAAGTTGTAACACCGATACATCTGCTTCAGACCCTTGTACGATTGCTCCGTTCGGTGCTTCTGCTAATGTTCTCGATCTTGTTGTACCGTTCGGGTTGACCATGAACAATACCTTTGCAGCTGCTGCACTACCTTCGACAATTGCTTTTGTAAGTGCTTCCAACGACTTGAGGTCACCGAGGTACTCCTCAACAAATCCCCTGCCGTAGTCCTCTCCATCAATCTGGGTGTAGCGTAAAGGGAGCCACGGGGACTTTTCAATCGGATACTTACCCACACTTTCCTCGATGAGCATACCCTTGACGTCTTGGTATACATTGAAGTGGTCATCTTCTCTAACTACTGCGGTGTATAGATCACAACTGTTCTCTTTCTCTTGGCGATATACTTCCTCTCTTACAGATTCAGGAAGCATCATAGGAGCTACTGTTTCTTTAATAGCTATGTGTGTAACGTTACCCATCGGGTCTCTCTTCACAACATAACGATCCAACTTAAACACTCTCATGCCACCCTCATCTGGGAGATATAACAAAGAGTTACCAGTAACCAGTAAGTTCTTGAGTGCTTGGAAAATACCGTTCCTGAAGTTCTGTACTTCTACTTCCTGTGATACACTACGCTCTACATCAGACAATGCTTTCTCTAAGTCAGTACGTAGTTGTTCTGCTCCTTCCACGCCGAGGTCTTGCTTTGCTTTATCCAGCTCATACTTATCTATAACAAGACGGAAGAAGGGAGCGTTAGGTGGAAGCAGTGCAAGCAATAACTTACTACTGAGATTTAATACTCCCCTAGCTCCTATACCTTGGTACGGTGTGTAGTACTTAGTAGCGTAGTTGTGTCCGTCAGGCGGTAAGACATAAGGAAGTGTAAGCTCAGAAGATGTACGACCTCTGTCTAAGAATGACCACCGCTGGTTCTCCAACGAGTGATATAGCCCTTGGGCTGTTTCGTGCATTATTAGATAATCTCGTCGCTCACCCACTCAGGACCACTCAAGATGCTTAGTATCTCTTCGTGTGTGTACTCCGTCTTGCCGAGCAAAAAGAATGGTTGTGTGCCTTCGTACTGTAAAAGTGCTTGAGAGCCGTCTAGTTTATATCTCAATAAGTCGGCGTTAGTATTTATAACTAAATCAAAATTAACACTACTAACTTCAGATTCTTCTATTATTACATAATTCATTATTACAACCTTTGACCTGTTACAATCATACCACTTGTTGACGCTGTGCCGTTGTTACCGTTTCCTGAAGAGTCTGTAATTGTTGTTCCAGTATCCCCCTCGACAGTCCACTTTCCTACTAAGCCGCTTGATGTAAATGTCCCGCCGTAAAGATCGGAAACTTCAGACGCAGTTAGTATTCTGTTATAAATGGCTACATCATCAATAGACCCGCTAAAATAAGAACCGACCCCATCTTCACCAATTCGTAAGTCGGCATCATTATAAGTTATAGTGGACGACGCTTGTGTAGAGGAAAGACTACCATCCACATAAAACTTAGTGGAAGTGCCAGAATCTATAACTAATACAGCGTGATACCATTGAGACGTATTGAGCGTTGTACTATCGGATCTGATGTTTGAACCATCATACGATTTTAATTTATTATCATTAATATAAAGCACGTAATTAGTACCACCTGCGTCTCTTTTGCCTACAATAGAGTCATACACACTTGAAGCTGCTCCGTCCCACTTGAACCAACAAGAAATTGAAATATCTCCTGAGAAACCTATAGCAGTATCATCAGGTATATCAACATATTGGGTTGTTCCATTAAAGGTTAAGTAAGTAGTCGCCGGAACAGAAACACCGTCATTGTTATATTTGTAGTAATCAGTTCCATCAGAAACCTCTATAGCCTTAGTGTCCGACCTAAATATAACTAAGCCCGTGTTACTACTTGCTGGTTTAGATGCGTCTCTCGCAGAAGCAGAGCTAAATATATCTGTTATTGTACTCATAAATTAAAGATTGTTGTTATAAAATACCCACTCCGTACCGTCCCACACATACAACTTATCGGTGTCTTTTGCGTGGACGATGGTGTAGTCGGGTGCGTTCGTTTGATCAGTAAACTCTGCCGCAGTATCGAATACTTGGATGGTTGGGAATGTTAAGTCGTCGTCAAATACAGAAGCAGGTACAGTAGGACTAGCGATAACGCCCAATCCAAATGTAGGAAGTACGAACATTATTAGGAAGCCGTGTCTCCGGCAAGGACGAATGTATCAGCGGCGTAAGCTACTATACTAGCTACTCCGTACTGTGCATTGATCTTGGTGTGTGACTGTCTGTTGTTAATGGTAGTTCCCGAAGCACTGAACGATACTTGACCCGCTCCCTTTTGTACAAAGCTACAATTAAACCCAGCTCCTAAACCACTTGGTACTGTGACGGTTACAGCAGAAGCATTATCAAGCACTACTACTTTACCGTTGTCTCCAGATACTAATGTATAGGTGGTTCCTGTTTGATCGTTGATCGAAGCGTCAAATCCTTCGATAGCTGTTCCGTCAAAGTTGCCGTCTGTTAAATCACCAGCTGATACACTCTGTAAGTAACTGCTTAAATCTTGGTCACCCGTGTTCGTACCGCTTAAGTTACCAAGGTTCGTGATGTCGGATGCGGTTACAAACTTGTTGGTGGTGGAAGTATCGTCGATGTCATCTGCATCTAATACTACTGCACCTGTTGCTGTGTTAACGCTTTGTACGGGAGCTTGTCCCATTAAGTTGGTAACGGTTACCTTCTTAGTAGTAGCGGTTCCCGCCACGTCGTCCACGATTGCTAGTATGTCAGCTCCTGCGGGACTCGGTAAGTCCGTGAGTTCTGTTATTTTTTTATTGGCCATGAGTATTAAGCTGGTTCAAATAATAATATTTCATCTAGTTCTGTTGTCAACGGTTCACTTGCTTGCGTGAAAATCGCTCCGTCTATGACTTCTTCTTCCGATTCGTCGAATGCGTACACTACATCAAAAGCTACACCTTCTACAGTAGATGGTTTCGGTATAACAGCACTCGGCTTTAATAAAGCTGACGGAAAGAGGATGGACATCAGAGAGATTCTGCGGTTCCTGTGGCGTAGACACTATGGGTTCCGCCTGTATAGTTTTTAACGTTAGCTCTGATTAATTCATAGTGACCGTGATCGTCTCTAATTATAAGAGCACCTTCCGAACTGACTGCATGAGAATCAAGTACGATCCAACTCCCTTGAATGAAAACCTCGATATCAATAGTAGCTGAACCAGCAACGCTTGTCTTAATATAAAACGTCCACCCTTTCTTCTGCTCCACTCTAAACGCAGGTCCGGCTCCGTTTGCTGTAACATTATTCAGTAGTACTTTCTCGCTTAAACTTCTCATAACTATCTATATTTTATTTAATAAAGCTGTACACCCACGCCACCTTTTCCTCCACCCATTCCAATAGTAGGACGACGACGAGCAGTAAGTTGAGATGTTCCTCGCTTGAGTTTTTTGGGCTGCGTTTGCCTTTTAGTTTTAGCTACCGTTTCCATTTCTGTTGGGGGAGGCGGTGAAGGGGCGGGAGGCGGAGGTGGTTTTATCTCCGGCATAGCGGGCATCTTAGGTTGACTGAAACACATGGCTAATTCTCTACTTGTTTAGTTACTATATCTTGTTGAAGTTGTTCGTCGTAAGTCTGTTGTAGAAACTCTACTACTTTTCTTTGTCCTACCTTTAACCATATCTCTCTATCCGAATCTGTCAACACCGCACATTTATCTGGGAACAGTTTGTCAAGTTTATTGATTAGCTCCTGTGACAGAGCGGGTAATACTATTTCATCGTTCATCTCTATATGTTATGTCGTCCAGTTCCGACGGGAGCTTTCCCTCTTTAATCTTTTCTTCAGTCCAGCACCAAGCTGCCGCATTCCACAAGATAGCACCCGCATGGTCTTCAGAGTTGTCCCCCTCAGCCAGCCCCAACAAATGTCTAAACATCGAGTCATATAATC